TGATGCCAGCCAGCTTGATTCCAGCCGACAGCCAGACATTCGCCGCCTCGCCACTGATTAGCATGCCGAGGAAGGGCGACATTGGAGCGCAAATGGATGCGGTAAGCTCTTTGAGTTTCAGCATACAATACTGGCCTCGCCAAGATTGCGTCGCTCCCGCCGAACGCACTCGGCGGGAGCGGTATCGGTGATGCTCGAACTACGGTGCGTTGCGTTTTAGAATCGGGCGTATCACGATATTCGTGATAGTCCCCGAAACGCTGTTGTTGGTAAGCCAAGGTATCTTCAACCACCCAACACCGTATGTCGGCAAGTTGGTAAGGACGGTGTTTGAATTGCCACTCACCGCAAACGTAATGTAATCGTTGGCGGTGATAGCGGCATAACGAGTGCCATCCCCGCTCCGCTGAATCGGGAACGAGAACGTGTAGGCCCCGTTGGTGTTGCACAGCACGTCAATCTGCAACGTGATTTTGTCCTGCAAACGGGCATCAATAACGTAGTTGACGTTGGTTCCAGCCCCGCTGCCGGGGATGGTGATGTAGGTCGCATCGCCCGACGCCAGCACGTAGCTGGAATCATAGCGTGCTTGCGCTGCGGCAGTGAATGCGGACAGAGCTAGCAGCAGCAGGCCAGCCGCAATGGTACTAACAACTGATTTCTTCATTCTTATTTTCTCGCTTTCTTTGGTTGCGGCGGCCTCCATCGTCAGAGTCCAATCCGGTTCGGCGGAATAGAACTTCAACTGAGCGTATAATGGGCTTGTCGGACGTGTCTTACCATCCGCATACGCCTCTGTTTTCATTCTGCGCCCGGCCTCGGTTACTTCGTGAAATGGTGTCTCAGGTGGAACAACCATTTTCCATTCCGTCTCACCGTGTTTGCGTCCCAAAATGAAGGCTTGCCTCATATTCTTTTTTGATTCAGTTCAGTTGCGGGAAGCCCCAGGCCGAATGGCACCGGGGCTATTCCCGCGATTGGTTACGGAGTGCAGATGCGCTTCAGGGCAGCGGCCACACCGGCAACGTAGCCGTAGGCGCATTCGATAACCTCGAAGTTCCGGTCAAGCTGGGCATCGCCCCACTTGCGATAGTTCATGCTGATGCCAGTCTCGGGGTCAGTGGCAACCTCGTAGGCCAAGAGGGATGCACGCACACCGTCGGCGGGTTCCACCGGGGCGAACGCGGCCAGTATGGCAGACATGAACACGGCAGCGCCTTGCAGCTTCTCGCCGTTGGTCGGCAGGTTCGGGACTTCGTACACGTCGAAGCCCGACAGCCGGGGCAACCGGCCTTCGCGCACAACCTCAGTCCCGCCAATGGAACTGGCGAGCTTGTAGGCACTGTCTTTCATCAGCGCCGTTACGGTGTCGGAGTCCAGAATCAGCGAACGACCGCCAGTGGGCCAATTCGCTTTCGTGCAGGCACCGGCAATGTCCACCACGTCATCGCTGGTCATCGCGGCAGCGGCAGCGGTCTTCACCGCAGCGCCATAGGCAGCGAGAGTCACCACGCTCCAAATGTCATCAAAGACATCGGCGGCCAGCTTCTCGGCATTCAGGTTGCCAAGTCGCACAGTGTCAAGGTACGGCTGCCGGCGGAACTCTTGGCTCGAATAGTCAAGCGGCTGATACTTCCGCTTGTTCACCGTGATTTTCTTCATGCTCGTTGCCGTCGCTTGGTCAAACACGTATCCGGTGGCCTCCACGAAGTTGGAACTGGCGGCGGTCTGCAACGGGTAGTAGGGCACCACGACCTCATCAGTGCCTTGCAGCGGCACGTTCTGGAAAGAAGTGGCGAAGGCACGGATTGGAAGCATTCGGCGAGCGAATGCACGCACCGTTTCTTGCAGGATGAGCACGCGCTTCAGGGCGCTGTCAACCGTGTTGGTCGCGGCATTCAGCACCGGAAGAATCCGCTCGCGCTCCTTTCGGAATATCGTGCCGATGGAAATGCTGCGCTCGGCGGCATTGGTGACAGCGCCGGGGCCGTCGCCGATGTGGCTGCGAATCGCCTTGAACACGTTCTGCACGTCATCGGCGACAACGGACACGCTCGCATTCAGCGGGGCTGCGCCGGGAAGCGCCTGCGGTCGAGCGCGAAGCTCGTCCAAGTAGCTCTCGTCGGCGATAGCGCGGGTAATCGCTTTCGGAGCTTCAGCCGCGGTCAGTCGGCACTCGCCAACCATCGCGTTGACGGTAGCGGTGATGCGGGTCTTGCGCTCGTTTTCGAGTTGCGCCGTGATGTTCTCGACTGTGCGGGTCAGTTTAGCAACTTCGCCGGGGTCACTGTTGGGCGTGCTGGACGCCCGGTTCTTTACCACCGATTGCAATGCGTTGAGGATTACCTCGTCGCTGGCATCGGCGGCGACTTCCTGCCCGTGCTCTTTGAGCATAGCAAGGATTTTTTCTTTGCTCATACCTTCCTTCTTCGTCGCGCCGCCATTGGCAGCGCACTTGGTTTCTGGGTTCACTCGCAGCGCATCCGGTACACGCCGGAACTGCGAAAAGTCAAAAGCGTTCTTCACCGGATTGGACTCGGTAACGATGTCGCAGAATCCTCTTTCGAGGCATTCCTCGCCGCTCATCCACGTCTCTTTATCCATGATAGCCCGGCATTCCTTTGCGCTCAGGCCGGTGCGGTCAGCATACATCTGAGCAAGAACGTCAGCGTGCGCCTCAAGCATTTCAGCCGTCGCACGCATGTCATCCGCATCGCCGGCACAGAGCGCACTAGGGTTGTGCGCCATCTGCATTGATAGCTTCGGCATTACTCGGGTAACGCCTGCCTGAAAGATGACAGATGCAGCAGAGGCGGCGATGCCGTCGCAGATGGTTGTGACGTTTCCCCTGTTGCGTATCATTCCGTGTATGGCGAACGCCTCCCACACGTTGCCGCCGGGCGAATGGACGTGGCATTCAATTTTGCGGTTCGCAGGAATGGACTTCAGGGCTTCTTGAAAGGCAGTGGCCTCGACGCCTTTTTCGTCTGCGAAATAGCTTTTGCCGATTGTGCCGTAAATCATCAGCTCGGCAGGGCGCTCTTGGTCGCCAGCCTCGTTCCTGATTGAAAGCCACGAATTTATTTTCCTCATACCTCACCTTTCTTTTGCGGTGCTTCTGGAGCCTGCTGGGCAGGCGCAGGCTCTTTCATCACGTCGGAAATCTCGCTCGGTTCAACCTTGAACTCGTCGGCAATCTGATGGATGTAGGCCACAGCCTGCGCTTTCTGGCGGAGCTTTTGTTTCCAGTCCTCGCCAGTCTCGCCGAAAATATCCTGATACGTTCGGGTCGCGCCGGCAAGCTCGGCAAGCATCGCAGACGAGTTACGGCCCACGTCTACGTTCACTGCTCTCGGGGGGCGGACGTTGAGCCGTGTCCAGTTTTGAGGCAGATTGGCCAATTTTCTTTCAGACCTTGCAGCCGTACCAATCACGTATGTCCACACGCGCCGGAATGCAGAGGCCAGCACAGCAGACCGTGACCGGAAAAAGGCGTTCGCGCTGTCCAGCACGCCGCGATACACGGTTCCCTGCATCGAGTCGGGATAGACGAGCACAATCGGAACCCCGACCCCGCTGCACACCTTTTCTGTCAGGTATTTCCAATACCACTGCTGCGCTACGGAAGGGCGACTGCTTGTAATCTGCTCGTACTCATCGCCGGTCTTCATTACCTTGGTGGTGGCCCCGAACACGCGCTGGTAATACTCCGTGAGCGGATTCTGCTCGCCCGAGCCTGCCTCGGTTTGCCTGTCCCATTGCGCCGCGTCGTCAAGCAGGTCGCCCGTCGGCGTTTTGATTACCTTCGTCGTTTCGGCTGCATCCTTCGCGCTCTGCATCTCAAGGAGTTCAAGGTCGCTCAGGTCGTGCAGCGCGTTCATCACCGCGTAGAAATGGGTCAGGCCGCGATACATGCCGGCCCGGCTCGGCTCGAATATGTGCAGAACCTCGTCGGTTGTTTTCCTCTCAGCGCCGCTATCATTCCGAATCCAATAGGCCACGGGCCTGCCAAAGCGGTTCACTTCAACGCCGTCAATTACCTGATGCCCGTCGGGAATCATTGCAGCCGCACGCGGGGAGCTGATTTCTGGACTGCATACCCGGTGCCCCTCAATCAGCCTCAGCATCGGCCTCGACGGGTTTTTCTCATCCCGCGTCAACAGCACAAATACCTCGCCGTCTATCAGCCACGTCCTAGCAATCAGTCCTTGCAGCGTAGGCCACGATTGCAGGCTCGTGACATCAGGGCTGGCCCCCCACTCCTCAAACCAGTCAGCGGCGGCATTGTTCCACTCCTCGTCAGAGCTGTCAGGCGACAGCATGAGTCCGTTAGCCCCAACAATATACTGCTCCCACAAGTCAGCGATTCGTTGAATCAGGGGAGAGTTCGCCTCGAAATAGCGGGCTTTACGCACCAACTCGCTGCGCGTGGCTTGGTCAGCGTCGAATCGAGCGTCGGTCAGAGGCGACCAAATGTAGCTTCGGTCACCGTTTTGCCAGAGCCGACCGCCTTCGTATCGGTTCAGGATTTTCCGCGCTTCGTTCGGCTTCCGCATAGCAAACGCTGCAGCCTTCATCGCTTGGACGGCGCAGAGTCGCGCGGCCAGTGCGGACTTGGAAACGATGTTCATGCGCCGCAGGCTCGAAGATTGGTGAAATCGAGCCGGAACCTTTGTATGCGCTTGCACGAGGCCAGCATTTCGGCGCAGATAGCCACGTCGTTCCTGCTGTCCCCGCTCTCCGTTAGCTCAAGGGCCGTGAGGGCGGCCTCGTAGCGGTCTGTCAATGCTCCCCATAGGCGTCGGTGTTCCTCGGGGTACAAATCCTTACCAGACTGGAAACCGGCCCCGCCGCCAGCCTCAGACGTGGAATTGAGCCACGTTCCTTTCGTTGGGCTGTTGTTCAGCCCCTCAAATGCGCCGTCCCGCTGTTCGTCAATGATTTGACGCAGCGGCTTGCCGACCCTCAACGCTTCCCCAGCCGCCCACCGCAGGGCATCCCGCATATCCTGAGTATTTGCCACTCATATAGTGCGGAACATTAGCCGAATAGGCCGTCAGGCGGGAAGCTTGGTCACTGTCATGGTGCGGGTGATTACCGATGCGACGTGAATCATCAACTCACAGTCGCGCAAGTGATTGTCGCGCCGCACCTGTTTCCAGAAGTAGGTAACTCGCCCCCGCGCATCAATCTTCTCCTCGCGCCGCTCCGCTGTAACCTGCTTCAAATACGATGATTCCACCCGGCGCGGAATCGTCCACTCGCCCACCTTGCCCATCAACAGCTCTGTCAGTTCATCCTTTGCGGCGTTGTTCGACCATCGGTATAGCGGAATCATTCGGCTCCTGCCCTGCATCGCGGTGCCATAATGCGGGTCAACGAGGCTGCGGGTGTAAATGCGCCTCACCTGTTTTGTCGGCTCACCTGACTTTTTAACCGAGTGCATGAACCACTCAGCATCGTCCCCCTTGAACGCTTTCCATCCGTGACTCAGGCAGAACCTATACACTTCCCTCGCCTTGAAGCCTGAGTCGATCAGCGCGTTCTGCACCTGAACACCAAGCTCGACCCGCTTCGCCTCAAGCTCGGCGGTCGAATTCACGCGCCCGTAAGAGACAAGCCTCGACTTCCCGCCCTCGGCGAAAGCACGGCATACATACCAGTAATGCTCGCCGCTAGCCTCCTGCTTGTCGGCAGCAAGGAAGCGCACCTTTTCCTCGGGCCAAGGGTCGCCAAAGTCGTAGTCGCCCTTCCGCGCATCCATAAACTCGTAGTCGTCTATCTCTCCCAACTTGTCCGCCCAAGGCTCCCCGAGGGTTTCGTTTATGAAAGTCTTCAACGGGCTTAAATCGCCTGCCCGCGCCGCGGCGCGGGCCTGAATAAATTCCTCCACTATGTCTATCCACTTGACCCACGGCGGAAGCAGCGCGTTCCAGTGAAAGCTGACACGGTGACGTGGTGCCTTCGGGTTCATGCGTACGAATTGCCCGGTCTTCGCCAGCGCCTTGCGTTGCTGTGGCGTGTCGCTCATCTGGTGGCCGCACGCCACACACACATATCGGATATGGTTAGCTAGAAGGTCGAAATTCCACACGCCGCGCTCATCTTTTGCGCCGGGCACTTCGGCGAACTTGCACAAGTCGTCCGTTTCAAGCTGAACGGCTTTCAACTGTTCAAACTTCATCGGTTGTAGCTGGCCGCACTTCGGGCATTTGATGTGATAAATGCGCTGGTCACCTGCTAAGAACGCACGGTGAACAGCGTCGTTCTCCAAGTCTGGAGTAGACACAAGCAATCGGCGTGTGTTCCAAAAGGCCCGTGTGCGCTTCAACACGGTGTCGAGAGCGCCGGGCGGATAGTTCCTCACTTCGTCAAGGAACAGCCAGCGGATAGGCTTCGACTGCAATTTCGATGGCGACCCGGCCCCGGTGAAATAGAAGGGCATCGATCTGAACGTGAACTCGTACGCCTCAGAGTTTATCATCTGTCCAAACACCGGCTGGCAGTTTTCAAAAGTCGGCTTTACTCTATCACGCACGAACGCCTTCGCTTCGTCCTTCGCCGCCATTACCCACATCGCGGGGCCGGGGTCTTCGCTGATTGCCCAGCACGCGCAGTTCATCACGGTCTGCGTCTTGCTAGATTGAGCGGAGCACATCACCGAAATGTCATTCACGCGATTGTCAGAGAACACTTCCATCACTTCCCGAACCCACGGCGAGTTATCAGAGCGCCAGCGACCAGGCATAGGCGAGGTATTGTCCACATACACGTAATCCTGACACCATTCCCAAACTTTGCGCCGGTCGGTTGGGCGGACTGCCGCCTTGAACCCTTTAAACAACGGGTTCATAGGCGGAGTTTTTCCACTCCTCGATTGACTCATTCAGCAGGTGTAGCTGTTGCAGCACTTCATCCTCAATTTCCTTCAGCCGTTGTTCGGCTTCGGCAACAGACACACCGACAAGGTTCGGCGCTGATTGGTGCAGCGTGGAGACAACTTTTCGTATCGCCGCCCCAAGCTCCCCGCCGATGCGCTCGACTTCCTGCGTCGGCATCCAATTCCGTTTTTGGACAGCTATCTGGACAATCAGGCGCTCGTTTTGCAGCAGGACGTTCCGCGCCTTTTCGCGGCCAACGTCTATTTCCTCAACCTCACTATCCTCATCGAGTCCGCGTGCGCGTCTGAACTCTCGCCACGATTGGACGTGGTAGCGCCCGTCGGGCCGCGTGACAGGGCACCCGTCAATTTTCTTCCATCTGGAAACAGTTCGGCGGCTAACCCCGAGCGCTGCAGCCAACTCAACAACATTTCCCACATACTCAACGGTGGACGCCTTGCCGCCATCAATGATAGATTGCAGGTAGTTGCGTTGGCCGGCCGACAGTGGCCGCTTTTTCTTCACCTGTTCTGCGAGGGACGCCGCGTCGGCTTTGAGTAGTCGTTCGGCCTGTTTGCGGGACAATGGCGTGGCTACGGCCTCCAAAGATGCTTCCTGAGCACGTTTCTGCTCGTTTTCAGCCTCGTTTTTAGGGTGCCTTGAACTCATAATTTCGGGCGGTCACGCAATAGTCGGTCCATGAGGCGCTCTGCTAGCGTTGATGGTTTCGTGCGTGCAATCTCCCAATTCTGCAAGCTCCGCACTGAAACTCCAAGAAGGGCTGCGGCTTGCGACTGAGACATGCCCTCGCGATCGCGCCAATTTTTCAGCTTCTTGGCGAACTCGGTTTTGCTTTTCTTCGTCACTCTGACACCCATACGCTGACAGCTTACAACGTCGGCGAACGATCTCAACCCCGGTTTCCACAAATCAGCGTAGCGCCTGACTCCCAGCGGCAGAGGCAAGAGGAGCCGGTTTATCGTCTCTCGTT